ATGATAGACTCGTAAATGCATCCAGAACTTCCTGAGGCATATTTTGAGTAGCTTGTTTCATCTGTTTCTTTGTCAATCCGGATAACAAGCTTGAAAGAGACATTGCCGATCCTGGTAATTGAGAAAGCATCGATGCACTAGGAATTCCCATAGATTCTTTTTTTGCAGTAGGAATTTGTTTGTTTTGTGGAATAATTTGGCCCATCAAGCTTGATAATGCCAAATGAACAGGAAGACCTTTTGTTAGCTCATGTTTCCATTCTCCCTTTTCACCAGAATCGATATCTCTAACTTCTGCACCTCTTTCCATTTTAGTCTTAGCTGATCCAGGAATATTCATATCTAAACCAAGTTTAGATGCCCAGTTGAGCCATTTTGTGAGAATGTTATTCCCCGGTTCAGCAGTTTGCGCATTATTTACTGCTGTTGAAAATGTGCCGATTACTAATGGAGTTGAAGGATTAGAAGGATCGTCATTTACAAGACATGCAACTATGGTGCCAGGTTCTGGTGGACGAGGCATCTTTGTAGTAGCTTCTTGGCCTGCAGGCGTGAGCATATTGATAAATTCAAATTTTGAAGGGTCATAATTATCAAAATTCTGAGTAAACGGATTAGCACATTTTAATGTTCCTTGAACTCCGCCTGGATCTTCTTCATGGCCACCTATAACAATACGATATTCTATTTTATGATTCATACTTCTCCTCTCATCCCGGCAGTAGTCGATACACAGTCCAACTGAGTTGTAGCGAATCCGCCGTATTTTATATTATGTTTCATTGCCAAAATCAAATATGTTCCAGACCCATAATTTCTCTCTAATGGAGAATGTCTATTTTGAAGTCTAACATCAATTACTTTTCCAGCATGTAATGATGGATTGAATGGTAATGTACATCTAAAAGCTATCTTATCTTGTTCCAAAAGAGACATTCTTGCTTGTCTTTTATTCAAATATAATTTCGCATTATCTGGACAAGTATTTTGCTCTTGTGCAGAACCATTATTTGTTGCCAATAGTTTAGGGTTACCTGAACCTATACCACAACCTAATGTTTTAGACCCGAACATGTTGAACATGCTTTTCAATGGATTTACTGTAAAAGCTGTATTGATATTCTGTCCATTTGTTCCTACTCCGTTCAAAAGATCGGAAATTAGATCGAAATCGCATGGAAATTCATATGTCATTAGTCCGTAGGGATACGCATATCCCATATTATTAGTCTCTCCAACTTCTGTATAAGAGAAAGGAGTAGAAAATACTGGTGGTTGTTTGACTAGACTTTTTAGTGATCTAAATTTATGAATTCCTAATTCTTCGTATGTCATATAATGTATGAATGATGGATCATCTCCGTCTGCCAATGCAACGTTAGCTTGTTGAGCTACTACCTGAAACGGATGAATGTTTTCCGCGTTGTACGGTCTAGCGGGACTAGATGGTTCAATATCTAATTTCTTTACCCCTGCACATGATCTAAGAACTTGATCGACAACTTGTGATGGAGTAATACATCCGAACTGACGGCTGACAAGAGTATAAGCGTCGTCTAACATCGAAGGATCACATGCATGCAGAATAAAAGATTCTGTAGAGTTATTATATAGTTGTCTTTTTTCTAGTCTATAGATAACTTGTTTGACCTTCATTTGATGTTGAATTTTATATTTTTGTAGGTTTTTCCTTTCTAGATCAATCTCTATTGTTGCCCCTTTGAATATATCTAAGTTTTTGATAGGCAAAAAATGAAGATCATTGTGAACGACAACAGAAGTTTGAAGTCCAGGAGTCTTTAGACTTTCTCCTAGAAATACTTCCATAGGAGTGAACTGATCAAGGACATACTCGGGAACATCAATATTGAGACCTATAGTTGTTAGAAGATCGTCGGATTGTTCATAATTCATCTAAGTTTCCTAATATAGCTTGGTTCAAATCCTACTAGATTTTCGAATTCTCTAACTATCTGTGGGTAGTATTCTGGCTTTATGACCTTGATAGTTCTTTTTGCTTCATTTTTAGAATGTTCATAATCATAATTGCTGATAGCTTCTCTGCTTATGATTTCTATTACTGTTCCTCCATCTTGAAGATTGTATGTCGAAACTTCCTGATCTTCTGCTAAGTTTCCATAATGATCATATGGTACAGTGGAAAGTGTGCTCGATAGATTTGATGCTAAATTTGCTTGATTTATAACATATCTATACTCAGTGATAGTTCCAGATGTAGATTCTTCACGAGAAACCACTTTTTCATAATGGTGGTATGTCGTCTGTGCGTTTTCAATTGAACCATACTTATTGATAATGTATCTATCAAAGTCGTTCGAATTCAAAGGCCAGTCGTATTGGGGATCGATTATGTTGTTAGCTAATAGAATAACCCAATGTGCCATAGGATCACCATACATTCGATCAGCTAAAATTTCAGGAGTCTGGTCATCAGAAATTATATGCTCATAGTACGTTGTCATGTCGGACATAACTTGCCTAAGGAAACGCATTCTAAAGAAAATATTAGTTATAAGCTGATATTCTGATCTCTGTTTTCCATTTATGTCATAAGGAATGACAGGAAATTTATCGAAAAAACTTGCCATTTTAGAATCCTTGCATTACTAGTTTCTTATGAACCGGAGTTAGTTCGCGGAAGCCTAAGCTCATTCTTGCGGCAACTGGATGTCCATTTCGAAAAGTTGAATATAATCCACTTGTTGGAGCATAGTCAACTTCAATTCTTTCTAGTACACATGTGTTTATTCTAAGAATATTCAAGTTCTCTTGACCTTTATTGAAGAACGTAATATCAAAATCTGCTGGAGGAATCCACAACAGTCCTAATGATGCGCCATGAATTTCAGGTGCACCATGAAATCTGAAGGCTTTGATAATATTCTTCATTGCTATAGATTCTGTTTCATTGCGAGGTGCCATTAGAACTTCGAATGTAAATTGTCTGGGTGCTGTGGTAGAAAACAGAATTTCGACCATCGGATTTATTGGTGTCTGAGCTAACTTTGCTCCTATTGAACCAACTTGTCCTACAGATTGAAGAAGATTAGAAGTTCTTTTGCTTGCAAGAGATGCAGCAACACCAATTCCTTTACCTGCCAAAGCTGTCAATGATATTTCTTCATAGACGTTATGTGTGTTGAATACGAGAGGTGTTGGCATATGAAGGGCGATAGATGCTGTAATGCGTCTTGTACTTCTGGGAAGAGCTATAAGAGGGCGATTACCTCCGCCATCTATCGCATTTATTGATGTTATTAGGGTATTGTATGCTTCTCTTATATCATTCAGTGTTTTGCCACCAGGAAGATATGGTAAGATGGAATTGTTGAAAAAATCTAAAGCTCTTTGGCTTCGATTCGATACACCACCTTTTCCCTCTCCTAAACTAGATGATCCAGCAAATCTTAGTTGATCGACTTTAGACCTTTCAGGAGAAGCTTCTTCACCATAGTTGAATTCGCCAGCAATGCTTCCTCCGAACGTAGTTTGAACGTTTATATTGAAAACAGCATAATGTCCGTTTTGTGATGTTCCCAGATCAGAAGGAAAGACATGTGATGTGAAATTATACTTGTCTTGAAGGAGCTCTGGCACTCCTTCATTTGCAGCAGTAGGTAAATTCGGAATTTCGTAAATTTTAGGTTTTCCTGATATGCTCATACGATAAATAATCCTAGTACAATTGAAGGAGCTTCAGTCTATTTATATGCCAAGCTATAAAGGAAAATTTCAACCCAAAAATCCAAAAAAATACAAGGGCGATCCAGATAATATTATTTGGAGAAGCACATGGGAACTAAGAGCATTCAAATTCATGGACGAAAGACCTGAAGTTATAGAATGGCAAAGTGAAGAAGTCATTGTTCCATATTTTGATCCTTCGACTGGAAAATATAGAAGATATTTCCCAGATATCGTTGCCAGAATAAGAAATCCAGATGGAACAACTAAAACTGTAATGATGGAAATAAAGCCCCTGAAAGAGACAAAAGAACCGAAAGTCCAATCGAAAAAGACTCAAAAATATATCAAAGAAGTAACAACTTGGGCAACAAATCAGGCAAAATGGAAAAGCGCTGAAGAATATTGTAAAGATAGAGGTTGGTCATTTTCTCTAATAACTGAAAAACAATTAGGAATAAAATAACGATGGCTAAGAAATATACAGATAAAGAAGTGAAAGATTGGTTTACAAACAAAGCTAGGTCTATTCAAAATATTCGATCTAATATCTTAGACAGAATAGATAGACACTCCGACATAACAGTAATAGGAAAAATGTACTTCTTCTGGTATCTACCAAAACATAGAGACTCTTTGCCTATGTATGACAAATTTCCTCTTGTTTTTCCTATTGAACGATATGCAGATGGATTTCTCGGATTGAATCTTCATTATCTGGGCCCTTCGGAAAGCTTAAATTTATTATCAAAGCTCAAAAAATTCGCTGAAGATAAAACTTTGACTCCTAATACTAAGCTTGGTCTTTCATATCAGCTTTTGAATGCTACCAGGAGCATATCTTCCGATATGAGACCCTGCATCAAAAGATACTTATTCAGTCAAGTAAGGAGTCCATTCGTTGAAATAAAAGCCGATGAATGGGATAAAGCTTCTCAGCTTCTGGTTTCAAATTTTGTATATAACATCAAAAGATAACAAAGGAATAAAATGGCATCAGTAGATTTTTCGAATACTCCAGCATTATCTGCATCCTCGGTAGCTAGATTTAGAGCCGTTGCTGATGCCCATGATGGATTAGCAAGGTCTAATCGATTTATTGTTAGAATT